CTTTCCCAGTTCAGGATTTCTACCTCGAAGCCGCCGCTGGCGGTATTCCTGGGATTTCAGTTGTAAACAAATTTGGTGCGGCCCCTGACGGCGTCCAGACTACAGCAACGGACATTTGGCCATTGGCAAATTCAACCCCAACGCAACAAATCTGGCTGGCCCCAACCGCCGCTAGAACCCACGCCATTGTCTCCAGTTCAACTGATGACGATGGTAGCCCAGTTGGAGTCGGAGCTAGGACGATTAGGATTTGGGGGCTTAAAACGTGGGCACTTGCAGAAACCAGTGAAGACATCACTTTAGACGGTACGACACCAGTTAATACGGCAAACTCTTATGTGATAATCCACCGAATGAAGGTGCTTACTTCGGGCGCAACAAGCATCAACGTGGGGACGATAAAAGCAACAGCCGCAACTGATACAACCATCAGCTGCCAAATACTGCCTGGAAACGGGCAGACTCAAATGGCGATTTATGGAATTCCATCTATCCAAACGCTCTACATGACAAATTTCTGGGGGGCGATTGCTAAAGCTGGTGGAGCCGTGGTGACTATGAATATGGATCTAAGGATCAATGAAAATCCAGACGTACAGACTACTAATTACATCCGAAAGCACTCCCTCGCATTACAGTCTACAGGAGTTGGCTTCGTAGACTTTCACTTTGGACCTTATCTTAAAGTACCTGGCCCAGCCATTATCAAGTTGCAAGCCATTGGGTCTACTGCTGATATTGATGCACAGGCTGGCTTTGACGGATTTTTAAAAACTAATTAACTCAATTTTTGTGTCAGGAACCTATGAAGTCCATTCGACGATTACCCCGTATACAAAGTATGCGTGCACAGTTTCTTTTAACGGCAAAGTTGCTGAATATTATGAAATTGAAACAAGCCCGATGAGTCTATTACCTGCCGAGCTTTTTGTGGATATAGCTGAAGAGGATCTGACTGAAGAACTGATTGTCAGTAAAATTCTGCAACTGGTTGCAGATCAAGATTTAACAAATAATCCTGAATGAAGCATGTCTCGAACTGAAGCAACAACCAGGAGCATAGCGACGACAAGAACGGATAGTTCGGCGAGAACTGACCGCGGTGCCTATAGCGTCCCAATTGATCTAATCAATATAGGAGTAAATCATTATTGGGATTTTAGAACCGCAAAGCTTGAGACCGACCAACGGTCTGTAGCGGATTTGATCGGGATGAGGGGAATGCAATTCAGGGGCAACAGCTCTCTCAGCAGCCTTTACCCTTCAGCTGCCTATTTCGCAGACCTTGAGCGGAGTAACAACGATTACTTCGGCACCAGTCCATACCGCCTAGCAACTGCAGTGACGTCAATTAGCTATTTTGCTTGGATTAAGCGTGAATCTACAGGAGCCATCCATCATATCCTAGCTGACTGGGAAACGTCAGGAAATCAGAGAGGCTCACGTATCTATTTGACCAGTGATGTTTTTGAAATGACGATTTCTTCTAATGGGACGAGTAATACAAGCTATACGTCCACAGAGACTTTGACCGATACGGCATCCTGGCACTGTATAGTCATAACTTATGATACGACGAACAGATGTGTGATGACACTAGATGGCGTTGATCTAACAGTTACTTTAACAGCAGGATCTCACCCATCTACGATCAATTCTTCCAACATAGCGAAGCTCATTGGTGCCAATCTTCCGTCAGCGCCAGCTAACTTTTTCGATGGACTGATTGGGATTTGTGGCATTTGTGTAAATAGAGCGCTTTCGACGTCAGAAAAGGCATCTCTTAGAGATATCACTAACAAGCTAGGATCTTACGTTTAAATATGCAAAGAACTGGAGCAACAGCTCGAACAATAGCAACAATGCCTACCCTGCAGGACAATTACCCAAGTGAAAATTCAGGTGTTGGGTTTGTAGTCAGAAGTGGTTCTGTGCTGGCGTATGGCCAGACTTTCGTTGCGATAGATGGCTATATCCCGACAGTAGCCTTTTATCTTTCAAAAGTAGGAAGCCCCACGGGCGATATAACTGCTCGGATCTATGCCTTAACTGGGACTCCTGGCACTAATGGGAAACCAACGGGGTCTCCACTGGCTACGTCGGACGCCATAGACGCCTCTATACTTTCAACTACCGCCAGGAATATTTACTTCAATTTTATAGGCGCTAATTTGATGGATTTTGCCGCAGGGGGATATTGCGTTTTGGTGACTTACTCAGGAGGAGATTCCTCTAATTACATAAGGGTGGGACAGGATTCAACCTCAGAAACACACGATGGGAATGGATTCTCCAGCACAAATCTTTCGGCTTGGACCTCCTCAACGAACTACGACATTATTTTCTACGTTTATCAATCCGATTCTCCTTCAAGGACTTATGCAACTTCAAGGACGGTAGCTTCTGAAAGGACCTCAGTTTAACCCTACTAAAATGGCAACCGCAAAAACACTTCAAACACCTAAAATTCTCGCCGTAGATGGCTCTACGATCAGAATCCAACACCCAGACGTCACAAACTACGTCAGGACTTATTTGGCCGCTCAAATCGCAGCTTCTGGGACTGCAATGTCTGTTTTAGACAATGACGGTTTCGCTGATGATGATTGGTTTATAATCGGAGAACCTGGAGACGAAAAAACAGAAGAAAACGACGTCAATGGGGCTGTGACCCGTGGGACCTCAGTGACGGTAACAAACACGCTCAAATTCGCGCATGAAGTAGACGCACCTGTAACAAGGATCTGGGAGCGCAAGATACTTATCTACGGAGCGTCTAGCGATGGCGGTTCTTTGACGGCTATAGTGGACACTGGGGCTGCTTTGAATATCCAATGGGATAAGCCTTATACAGAGTATGTGCTTAAGACGACAGACACGGCTTACTCATATTATGTCGTTAAATTCTACGATGGGACTACTTCAAGCTCTGCAAGCGATTATATCGCAAACTCTGGGCTCCCATATAATTCAGCCTATCAGATTATTAATGCTGCTCTTGAAGATACGGGGGCGAAAGTAGTTGATACTGGAGAAATTACATGGCCTTTCCTTGTCAATTCAGTGCAAGAAGCTCAGGATTACGTTACTCAATGGATCGACCCACAGACCCAAGTCAAAAAGGATTGGAGTTGGGAATTTATTGACGATAATGCCTCGCTGGACTTCATTACTTATGAGAATAGATATGCGCTGTCGTCTCTGACGTATGAAATGAAATACGGGAAGACAAAGCAGAGTATTCTAAATGTTATCTCTGGCAAATATCCTACGAAATACGTCCCAATTGACGTGTTTGACCGTCACATGGATGGTAAGATCTACGCTCAAACCAGTGGATCTAATGCTGCTGGAGCTACGAGCTTGGTTTTAGATGAGGCTGGGATGTTTAGCACATCTGGTGGGTCTGTATATGTCTATGGGCAAACAATTACTTATACAGGAATCACGAGTAACACTTTGACTGGGGTGCCTGCTTCGGGAACGGGGTCTATTTCAACTACCATCCCAGCGGGGGCTACTTGCTGGCAAACAAGCTTCTTTGGGCGGCCTTCACTTTGGTCTATCTACAATGGATATATTGTTTTTGTAAATCCACCAGACAGTTCTTACTCTGGATGGCCGATTAAGGTCCGTTACATCAAAAAACTCACCAGAATTACTGAAATTTCAGACACTACAGAGATCCCATTCACTAATGTCCTTCAATACTACGTTTGCTACAAAATAGAAATGAAACGTGGCAACGATGGGAAGGCTGCACAGTTTAAATTACTTTGCGATCAAGGGATTCAGTCAAATGCTAAATCTGACAAGTCTTACACAACGGAAGTTTATGAATCTTATCGTTTTGACCGGGGGATTCTAGAAGATGGAAGGAACCAAAACTGGAATTCAGACGCTTATTACTATTAATCTATGGCTGATCTTAAAAAAGCTTATCTTTCAAACTGGATTAAGGGGGCAAACCAATCAGTAAGCCCACTTTTGATGGATGACGACTCGTTGAAAGTGCAAAATGGGATTGTAACGAGCTACAGGCTAGGGGCTATGCTGAAAGATACTGGATATTCTAGGCATGGCGGGGTAATCCAGGCTAGTAAATCTATTACAGGACTATTTGACTCAAGAGAAACGCCAAGCATTAAACGATTATTGGCAACGATTGACGATTCAACAAGTGACGACACTCAGCTTTTCTACGACAATGCGGGCACTTGGACTGAAATTGCGGCTGCAGAGACTGCTTGGGCTAATTTCGCAGGAATTAATGTAGAGATGGAGAACTTTATCGGGTTTACATTCTTTGTCGGCTACGGCGCTACAGATGGATTTCTTCCAGTGGGGAGTCTGACGAACACAACCTTCTCGACTTCTACAAATGTCACATCAATGCCAACGGCGAAGTATATTAAGAGGTACAGGGACCGCCTTTATGTGGCAAATTGCAAGGTAAGTGGCACAGCTTATCCTTATCGAGTTTACTTTTCCTCAGTCCCCTCCGCTGGGGCAATTACTTGGGATACTACTTTGGATTATATCGAAGTTGATTACTCCGAAGAGATCACGGGAATCGCCGCGGCATGGGATTATTTAGTAATCTTCACCACGGATTCGTTCTATTACTATAATCAAGCGTCTAAAAAGAAGCTCTGGTCTACTGGCTGTGTGGGGCAAAGGACAATCCAGCAAACGGATTCTTATCTTATCTGGTGCTCCCAGGATGGGGTCTATGTTTCTGCTAATTTGGGTAGGCCACAGAATATTTCTGGGAATGTAATTGACTTTATTCGTTCAGGTACGCCTTCCAACTTTAAATCTGCCTTGGTGGATGAGGAATATCATCTTTTCGTGGGGAACGTATCGGTAGACGGCGTAGGCTACACCAATGTGCTTTTGACATTCAACTTTCCGACTTCAAGCTGGAGATGGAGAGAGCTCGCCGATGAGATGACAATCTTAGCCAAGTACAATAGCTCTGGAGTCAATAGGCTTTATATGGGGGATACGGCAGGGCAAGTATGGAACAAGGGTAAATTCACGGACGCAACCTTGGTATGTTCTGACGGCAAAATCGATTCAACGGAGGGGGCGGCCATCTCGGTTAATATAGAAACTAAGCCTTATGCTTTTGGTGATCCATCTGTGCGAAAGAATATCAAGAAGGTAACAGTCTTCGCAGAGCGTGCTATCGGAGCCCAACTAAAGTTGAGAGCTTACGATACAAACACAAGGGCACTTTCTCCCTATCAATCGCTAGGCCAACTCACAAAGTACATCAATGTTTTCGATGGCTTAGACCTAGAGGCCAACCTGCTTCAATTTGGGATCACCGAGTCGTCTAAAAACGAATACTTCTCAATCCTTGGGATGGTTGTTGAATATGCAGAAGTAGCCATACCTAACACTAGCCGAAAATAATATGGGTTCGATCTCAGACCTTGGCTTCACTCTCAATCGAAAAGACATAGACATGTCCTATAATTCTGCCGTATCTGATCTAACTGGAGTAGTTGAAAATGACGTATCTGCTGAAGATGTAGACGTTGGCTCGTCTACTCCCGACAACTCGATCCCTAGCGACAAGGTCAGCGAATTGAATGTTGAGAAACTTACTACTGGGACGATCTATTCCAGGCAAATCACTTTAGGGATAACGAACGGTAGCGGAGATGTTTATATTGGAGCTGGAACCTTTACAGCCTCGACTTGGACGTGTGCTAATGGATTCTTGATGGGAATTGACGATAGTGACTCAAACAAGGTCAAGTTCTTTCTTGGAGATTCTACCAATTCGATTGACTGGAATGTAACGGCAGCCAATACGATGACAATCAAGGGGACGCTCGTAGCTGGTGAAATCCACATCCCAGATTTAAACACTACGGCAAACTCATTCCACGTTGAGAGTGATGGCTCTGGATGGATTGGTGCAACCTCTACAAACCGTGCCACAGCACCTATTCAATGGACTGCAGCAGGAGTTTGGGACGTTGGGAACGGGACTACTTACATGCGAATGGATGGACCCAATGGGATTTTTAAGTCCTCAAACTATGTAGCTGACTCAGCAGGGTTTCAGATAACTACTGGAGGTCTTGCTGAGTTTGAGAACATCAGAGCCAGAGGATCGTTGTACGGAACAACTTTCAAATATGACGTAGTTAGTGCCGTTGGCGGGCAACTTTTAGTGACCAATGCGGATAGCCTTTCCTCTGCCATGACAGCCTTGGACGCTTCCACGATGACGATCACTGGGAATACTACCTTTGCCGCAAACGATATGCTTTTTATCCGAGCCGTTACAGGGTCAGGGATACAAGAAGAATACCTGAGAGTAACAAGTGCGGCTTCAGCGCCAACTTACACCGTAACCAGAGATCTAGCGGCTACTTATTCGGCTGACAGTAACCCAGCATGGGGGGCGGGGACTGCTGTTGTGAAGATTGGAGAGTCAGACGGAGCGGCAACTTATTCAGGAGGGTGGCTTCGTTTACTTGGTGAGGGGACAAATGCACCTTACTACTCGGTCTTTTCCAGAACAGGAGTTGCTTACAACTCTTATTCTGAAAGAGCACGAATGGGGAACTTAAATGGGATTGGGAGCATTGTTGCAGAGGCTTATGGGATCTTTATCGGGAATTACTCTGCAGGTCAGTATCTTCAATACGACGATGTTTCAGGTAACTTGATTGTGAACGGATCTCAACTTTCTAATCAAGCGTTGTTTGGAGATGGTTCAGACGGAGACTCAACAATAAATTCAAACACGTCACTTACAAGTGATACTTTCTATGACGACTTAACGATCACAAACAGCTCTACACTGACTACAAATGGATATCGACTTTTTGTCCGTGGCACTTTAACTATTGATTCTGGCTCTAAAATCGCGCGGAATGGGAATGCAGGGTCAGATGGGACTGCTGGCGGAGATGGGTTTACGGATTCAGCGACGACAACTGCTGGTACAGCTGGAGGTCTTGGCGGGGCTGGAGGAGCGTTAAGCGATGGATCTCTCCCAGGAAGTCTTTCCGGTGTCGCTGGCCAAAATGGAACCGTCGGCGCTATTAGGTCTAACACAGGAGGTACTACCAGTGGAACAAATGGAGTGAACGGGACCGCTGGAACAAACCAGGCAAAATGTATCGTAGCTACTGCCAAAGCTGGGGTCCCTGGGGGCGGTGGTGGTACTGGCGCTGGAGCTGCACCAGCAGGAGGCAGTCCTGGAGGCGCAGGGACGAATTCCTCCCTTATCCTAAACGAGATTAGAACTTATGTATCAGCCTACCTTCTTTATGACCCACAGGACGGCACTTGGTACAATACTTCACCGGGGAACGGTGGTTCAGGGAGCGGCGGATCTGGAAGCGCAACAAACGACAATGGATCAGGCATAGAACGCGCTGCTGGCGGTGGAAGTGGTGGTAGTGGAGGCGGTGGGTCTTCTGGAGGTACAGTAGCTATTTTTGCTAGAATTATTGTCAATAACGGAACTATCGAGGCTAAGGGTGGCGCAGGTGGAGCAGGCGGCGCAGGCGGCGCGGGCTCTGTTTACCTTACGGGTAGTGGGGGGGCTGCTGCTGGCGGTGGAGGAGGTGGGGGAGGTGGAAGTGGAGGGAATGGTGGTGCTTTAGTTTTAGTTTATAGCTCTTATTCAGGTTCTGGTTCTACCTCAGTAGCAGGCGGAGCAGGTGGGGCTGGGGGTGCAAGAGGGGCCGATGCTTCCTCTGGGACCTCTAGCATCACGACTGCATCTACAGCTGGAACAACTGGATTCGACGGAACAACGGGAACATCCATAACTTTACAGGTATAATGTTTTACTATTACAACGATACAGGCGTAGTAAAGATGATCTCTCAAGAAGAAATTGAGACAGATTTAAACGTGATTGAACTCCCAGAGGAAGATCTAACGGGCAAACTAGCCCAAATCGTAGAAGGGGAACTTGTTCTAGAAGATAATCCAGCGCTTGTATCAGAAGCCAAAAAAGAAGCCCTAGAGTCACTTAAAACGGAATATTTAGCAAAAGCAGAGGCAGGGGCTATGACTCTTGAAGATATGAACGACTTCGTTAAAGCCTTTTTATAGTTTACAAAACTACTTCTCAAACCTAATATTAAATTATGGCAACTCCCAAAAAATCATCAGGCTCTAGCAAGAAGACATCTAAGAAAAGTTCTTCAAGCAGTAGTGTTAAAAACGGTAAGAC